AGGATCTGGAAAAGTCAAGGTGGTACTTGGATCGGCTGTGGGCAGAAACTAAGTCAGAGGTGTAAAAATGGATGAAAAACGGAAGTGTGCGGCACATGCAAGTGGTATGAAGGATTCCTGTGAAAAGTGGGAGCATCAGGCAGAACCAGAAATAGGGGATTTTGCAGAATGCATAAATGGCCATGATGGATTTGTAATTGATATAAAAGACAGTCCATACGGTCGCATGATATTTATAGCTCTTGCAGATGGAAGAGTATATCATTTTCCGCTAGATATGTTACGCAGAGATTAAGATTTTAAGGAGGGATAAGCATGAAAGTAATAACAAGAAACGGAAAAACATTACCAGTTGATATTTCGACACTTGATGAAGATGAAATCAGATTTTTAAAAGCGGCTGAACACGTAACAATGATTGATGATGGGTGTTATCTTAAAAAAATGTGGCGTGTTACAGCTGAAAAAGATACAAACTTAACAACATCTGGTCCTACTGAGTTAGAATTTGTAGCAGAAAAGATATTTGATCATGAGCCATCTGAAATGGAAATGATTTATTTCGTGGCAGAACATGGGTTAGGCAGATATGACTATTGTAGTATTGATGTACTTTTTAGAATGGAAGATTAACTTAGAATTTTGCGGAGGAAGGAGCGACAGAAGAATGAGAAGATTGACTACAGAAAAGCCAGCAGAAGAAATGAACATGACAGAGTTGGCCTATAACTGCATGTACGCCAAGGATGGATGGGCGTGGTATAGAGATTACGACCACGAAATGGACTTGCGGGATTTTATCCGCGAGTATAGTGCGGCAGAGGGAGCATGTGAACTGCCTGATGATAATGACGAGTTGGGCGAGGTTCTGATGGATAATCTGCAATATGATATTAATGATCCTTCCGGGCGAGTGGCGTTTATGTATCGCTTGATGTGGGCACTGGCTGACACATCAGAACGGCTCAGATCTTATGAAAGCACAGGACTGGAGCCAGAGGAAATATTGAATGGTGTGCAACTGGCGGAAATCGCTTGTATGCAGATCCGATATAAAAAAATGCAGGAGTTGCTGGAGCACGCTGCTGAAGAAATTGAAAATTGTTATGGTAGAGAAACGGAGTTGTCAGAGGCGATCCGGCAGCAACTGAATTAGAATTTATAGGAGGATGACATGAAAGAGAAAATAGAATTTTTCTATAGGGTCTCTAAAGAAGTTGGATTGGCAGAAGATGAAGACGGAAATCCGTCAGAGTGTTACATGAAGCTGGGATTTACCTTAAAAAAACCAATAAGCATTGAAGATATTGAGGCTGAAAGGGAAAAGATGAAGGACGGTGCTTTAAAGTATGCTGCCAGGTCACTTAATATAAACACATCACTTTTAACAATAGTTACTGAAGAAGAATATCAAAAGGAAACAGAAGAATATTAGGATTTAGTGGAGGATATGGGTATGAGGTTAATAGATGCGGATAAGTTTAAGATGCAGGTTGCAACTATGGCGATAAGTGAAGATTTTCCCATCGAAAAAGTAAATGCTATGTTGAAGTTAATTGATGGACAGCCTACACAACTTCGATGGATTACAGTATCTGAGCGGTTGCCAGCGGAGCCACCAGAAGGCTTGGTTTATATGGACGACTTACAAGAATATGCAGTTATGATAGCAGGAGCGGAAAGAGCTACCTTTTGTACTTATTCGGGCAATGGAGAATGGTACAGAGACGGAGTATTCTACAATGTTGTTGCATGGATGCCGTTGCCAGAACCGTATAGACCGGAAGATTAAGGAGATTTAAGGAGGTACAGAGTGAGTAAGCGACCAGAGATAACAAAAATGTTGTCTTTATCTGTTAGAAGGCATATAAATCAACGCAATGATCCTAGAATTTATTGGGCGGCAGAAGTCACATTTGACTATGGAACCAGCAATGCAATAAGGGTGGATTTTATGCGTTTTAAGCCTGTGAACAATACTATATCCGGTATTGAAAAGGGGGACTTCTATTGCTATGAAGTCAAATCATCAGTAGAAGATTTTCGGTCAAAGAATGGACACAACTTCATTGGAGATTTTAACTACTACATTATGACAGAAGACGTTTATGAGCAGGTGAAAAATGAAATACCGCATCGAGTAGGTGTATATGTGCCTGGACAAAAAAATTATCGAGGCGATTGGTATGATCTAAAATCTGTAAAAAAAGCAGTAAGACAAAACAGAAAGAGACCTGTATCAGAAATGCTGCTCATGATGTTTAGATCGGCGGCAAGAGAAATTGTTTAATTTAAGATTTAAGGAGGAAGAAAGATGGCTGTAAACGTGGAAAAATGTAGCAAATGCCCAGCTAGAAATGCATGCATAATTGCATGTGAACCAGGAAGCATTTTATGCATGAGGAATCGTATACGGAGTGGAAAAACACACGGTGACGAAATACAAGAAGCGCATATACGATATTGTCCGCATTGCGGAAGGCCGATAAATTAAGATTTAAGGAGGGAAAAATGGAATTAACAATTAATACAGAGTTCAAAGTGGAGTTTGAAGAAGAAGAAAAGAAAATTCTAAAAAGTGCGGCACAAGTACTTAATGAAGCATCTGTAAGAATTTTTGAAGAAGGAAATGGGACGGATTCAGAAGATGAAGTTCAGTTTTTCTTCGAAGATGTGTGTAATAGTCTCTACGATATTATTGTTGGCAATTATTAAGATTTAAAGGAGGCAAGACATGGAGATGAGGCAGGACTGCCGAGGGTGGAAACTCTGTGGATGAACTACAAAACAGATCAAATGGACATATTTGATTTTATTTAAAATGGAGGGAGATAAAAATGCAGAAAATAGAAAAAGACGACATTATCATCAGAAAAGGGATTATTCATATCCTGGATAGCCATAACGGATACCTTGGCCTGTCTAATGACTTGCTGGACATGGGGCCGGATTTGATGGAGTTTATCAGAGGACACATTTTTAAAATACTGGACAGTGATGATACAAAGAAATGCCAGTTTGACGGTAGCATTTCCCCGATCCCGGCGCTACTGGAAGATATGCAGGAAAAGGAAGATGATAGCTTTATAAAAGCCAGCCGACTGCTGGCAGAAAGCCTGTTTGACATCATGTGCGACAGTGTGACGATCCCGGCGGCGGATCTGGTCGTGGTCAGTTTCCAGCTACACAGCGTCGTGTACTTGGCACTGCTCAAAATGAATTACAAGGAGACCTACGTACATAAAGAGGCAGAGAATGAGGTCAACGACATCGTAAAGCAGCGGATCATGCCTATGGGCGGGGCAAAGCTTACAGAGGCCGTGATCGTAGATCTCCTGGAGTATAATGTTCAGCTGGTGGAAAAGAAGTTTGAGATGATGACAGGCGACAAGATAAACTATATTTCCGAGCGCTTTCTCAAGTGTCATGCCGATATGGCTCCCAAAAAGAAATTCAAGATTTTAAACAAGGTGATTACAGATATCAATAACCGGTATGAGAATGAGCCGTTAAGAAACCGCATGAATGCTAAAAGCAAGCTAAGAGAAGAATTTGCGGAGAAAAATGAGTTTCGGGTCAATGAGATCGGTGACCGAATTTTCGGTGACGATGCAGAAAAAAAGAGCTTTTTTGATTATCAAATGGAGCGGCATGATATGCAGTATGACAAGTTCACCGTGGGAAAAGAAAACACGGTCAGAGGCCTTGAATACATCACAATAGAGACGGATGCCGGGATCGAGATTAAGATACCCATAGAAGAGTACAATACGAAAGCAAATGTGGAGATTGTAGAAGAACCGGGCGGAGGGAGCACGGTTATTATCAGAAATTTAGAGCAAGCAACAGTGAAATAAATGATAACAACGCTTACGATCTGTCTTATTGCCTATTGCATTATAGATCTTATCCAAATAAAAAGTAATTCAAAAAAACAGGATGCCTATAAAAATGCTGTAGAGCAATTACAAAAGCAGAACAAAGTTTTGATTGAAGATATAAATATTAATAAAAAAATTATAAATATACTGATTGGGAAGGAGGAACCGGAGAGTGACGAAAAAGAAGCTTAAACAATACGGTGCACTCAGAAAAGAGATCGAGATTATTGACGACAAACTTGACAAGCTTTATGAGAGGCAAAGTAATATACCGACCGTTATGGGCAAAGTGACAGGTTCGAGCAGCGAATTTCCGTACATAGAAGTTCACACGAGCGTACAAATGGATGAACCAGGGGAAGCAGATTCAGTAAAAAAATTGATCTCGATTAAAAAGGCACGGAAAAAACAGGTGAGTGCCGTAATGATAGAGATAGAACAGTTTATTGCAGGAATCCCGGATAGTACAGATAGACAGATATTTGAGCTTACATATCTTGAGAAAAAGAAACAACGGGAGGTTGCGGAGATTGTAGGATTGGAGCAGAGCAGTATTTCAAAAAGAATTACGTCATATCTGAAACTTTCATACAATTCATAAAAATATTTGATATAATTATAATAGAGCAACTAGAATAACTATAACAGTTGTTTTTCTTGCTTCCTCTTAACGTTTTGTTAGCTGGATGTCACGGCGGCGCCGCTGTGGCAACCAAGCTAAACAGGATAAACCAAAACGCAAGGCGTATTGAAACTTTAATTGTTTTGGCATTACTCCGGTATCTATAAGGTATCGGGGTATTTTTTGTGCAGACATTTAGCTCAGATGGTCAGAGCAGTCGGCTCATAACCGATCGGTACGGGGTTCGAGTCCCTGGTGGTCCATTTTTACACCTATACGGCAGTCCAAAAAATCCACGGTGCGGGCTGCAAAAAACTCATTCGTAAAAAATGTTGTATTTGCGTGGAAGATACAACATGCGAATAGCTCTGGAGTTAAGATACTTAAAGTGCGTGAACGATGGGAAACGTGAGTACGAAACGAGGGCGCACAGGTGGTTTTTAAGGAGCAAAACTTTACAACCGTAATGGGTCTTCTGTGTTCTGTCCTATACAAAAAATAATTATTCTAAGAACACGGTGTGCCCGGCATGGCACATAAAATATATTGCTACGGGCTAAGCCCGTATGGAGAATTGGCAGAGAGGAAATGCAGCTGTGCACTATGCGTGTATAGATCAGTCGGGGGTTCAAATCCTCCATTCTCCGCTATAGAAAAGGAGGCAAGTATGCAGAAAGTAAATGTTTTAGGAACAGAGTACACGATTATAGACAAAACAGAGAAAGAAGACGAGAGGCTTAAGAAATATGACGGGTATTGCGATTCCTCTACAAAGACGATCGTGCTTTTAAAATATGAAGACGATCCGATGAACAAAGAAGATATGAGTTATTTCAGAAAGCAGATACTTCGTCATGAAATTATCCACGCATTTTTAAGTGAAAGTGGCCTTGAAGCCTCCGGAAACAGTTTTGGCGGATCATGGGCACAGAACGAAGAAATGGTAGACTGGATCGCAATACAGGCACCAAAGCTGTTTGCAGCCTTTTCAGAAGTGGATGCAATAGAACTGCCGACACATACGAACACATGCAAAATAAAGGTTGACGTAGAGAGTATTGCGGAAGGAATAAGAAAAGCTATTGCAAAAGAAACTATCGGGCAAAAGGTACGATCGTATCTAAATACCGCGGTATTCCAATCGGAGAAATGTCCAGGTGGCAGTTAATTGAAGCACTCAAAGAGTGTAACAAGGTATTATGCAGAATTAAGTAGGGAGGTGAGCCGAATGGCATTGACAGAACAGAGAAAACTGTTTGTAGACGAATACATAAAGCTGCGCTGTAAAAATGCCACTAAGGCAGCCATAAACGCAGGATACTCTAAGAAATCAGCGCAGTCACAAGCATCACAATTATTAAAGGATTCTAATGTTTTGGAATATTTGGAAGAGAGAAAAGGCCAGATAAAGCGGGAATTACAGCAAGAATTTATTTTCGACGCTTTAGAGGCAAGAAAAGTGATGCATGATATATTGAACGATCCAGAGGCAATAGACCGGGACAAAATCAATGTGGCAAAAGACTTTCTGGACCGTGCTGGATTCAAGCCAGACGATAGGGTACAGTTATCAGGAGAGGTAAACACGAATAATCCATACAAGGGACTTACCACAGAAGAACTAAAGAAGTTGATCCATGGTGGATAGAGAAACAATCATACAGGGCGCAAAGATAGAACTTGCTAGGCGGGAGTTCTTTTTTTATTGCAATTTAAAAGCCCCGGACTTCTATAAGGAGAACAGGAAATACCTTGTGGATCTTTGTAGAGAATTTCAGGAGTTCTTGGAATCTGACGAAGAAGTATTGGTAGTCAACGAGCCGCCGCGGCATGGAAAATCCAGAACCGCCGGTCTGTTTGTAGAGTGGATATTAGGAAACGACCCTACAAAAAAGATTATGACCGGATCCTACAACGAGACGCTATCCACCATGTTCTCCAAGAACGTCCGCAATGATATTCAGGAAGAAAAGGCGGATCAGAAACGGATTGTGTTCTCTGATATCTTCCCCGGAGTGACCATTAAGCGAGGGGATGGTGCTATGAATCTGTGGAGTCTGGAGGGCGGATACAATAACTACCTGGCTACTTCACCTGCCGGAACAGCTACCGGGTTCGGGTGCGACATCATGATTATAGACGACCTTATCAAATCTGCTTTAGAAGCCAATAACGCAAAAGTGCTGGAAGATCAATGGGGATGGTTTACAGATACCATGTTGTCCCGTTTGGAGGAGGGCGGCAAGATTATAGTGATCATGACCCGATGGCATAGCGATGATCTGGCAGGCCGGGTACTTAAGTGGTGTAAGGAAAAAAGAAAAAAGTACCGGCACATTTCCATGAAAGCACTGGTCAACAAAGAAACACATGAGATGCTCTGTTCTGAGGTACTGAGTTATGAATCCTACCAGGATAAGATCAGTGCCATGGGTGCAGATATCGCCAGTGCAAACTACCAGCAAGAGCCAATAGATTTGAAAGGGCAGCTATATACCAGTTTCAAGACATACGAGGATGTCCCAAGGGATAAGTCAGGAAAGCCGCTGTTTACTGCTGTTCGGAGTTATACAGATACGGCAGACGAAGGATCAGACTGGCTGTGTAGTATCGTCTACGGGGTTTATAACAAGGAGGCATATGTACTGGATATTATCTATACAAAAGAGCCGATGGAGGTTACAGAGGGGCTTGTGGCAGCACAGCTCTACCAGTATCAGGTATCCTTGGCAAAGATAGAGTCAAACAATGGCGGCAAGGGCTTTGCCCGGGCTGTAAAAAGAATATTGAAAGAAAAATATGGAAGTAACCGGACCAAGGTTAAGTGGTTCCATCAGTCGCAAAATAAGATTGCAAGGATTCTGTCTAACAGTACATGGGTTATGGATCATATATACTATCCGGCAAACTGGAAAGATAGATGGCCTGACTACTATGAGGACATGAACAAATACCAGCGGGAAGGAAAGAACGCACACGACGATGGACCAGACGCAACCACGGGGGTTGCAGAGAATATAGAAAAAGCCGGCGGTGTTCGGTTTGGATAAGAGGTGAGAAGATGGAGTTAGAAGCAGCAAAGAAAGTAATTAAAAAACATACATTATGGCATTCCGGCTTTATCGAAAAGGCAGAGACGGCAAACCGGTATTACCGGAAGGAAAATGATATTCTCTTCCTGCCGAAAAAGTCTAAGGATGAGGAAACTCCGCTTCGCAATGCAGACAACCGGGTGCCAAGCAACTTCTATAAGTTGCAGGTTAATCAAAAGGCGGCTTATGCATTTACTACGCCGCCCACATTCGACGTAGACGACCAAGCCAAAAATGATGCAATCAAGAAAGCTCTGGGAGATTCGTTTGCAAAGAAATGCAAAGCTCTCTGTGTGCAGGCTGCAAACACTTCCGTCGGATGGCTGCATTACTGGCGCGGTGAAGATGGCACTTTTAAGTACGAGGTCATAAATTCAACACAGATTATCCCGGTATGGACAAAAGGACTAGAAAAAGAACTGCTGGCCCTGCTCCGTGTGTATAACGACATGGACGAAGCCGGTGATGAGTACATGGTGTATGAATACTGGACAGATACAGAGTGCCAGACCTTCCGGCGGCGATGCGACATGGATCTTGAAGCATTAGAAAGATACTGTATTTATACAGTACTTGATCCGGGTCCAGGGTACGGACAGGAAACAAATACGTTTCAGCATGGAATGGGAGAAGTCCCATTTATTTTTTTCAATAACAATGATGAAATGCAGCCGGATCTGAAGGATATCAAAGAACTTATAGACAGCTATGACAAAGTGTTCAGCGGCTTTGTTAATGACCTGGAGGACATTCAAGAGATCATCTTTGTACTTACCAACTACGGCGGTGAGGCAGGGAACCCAGACGATATTATCCAAGAGATTAAACGGGCAAAGCTGGTCCAAGTGGATAATAACGGGGAAGGAGATAAATCCGGTCTCTCGACCTTGGCAATCGAGATCCCCACAGAGGCCCGGGAAAAGATGTTAAATATCACCCGGAAATCCATTTTTGAGCAGGGCATGGCGATTGACCCCGACCCTCAGAACTTTGGAAACAGTTCCGGCGTGGCACTTGGATATCTGTATTCGCTGCTAGAACTTAAAACGGGGATGATGCAAACGGAGTTCATGATCTCATTTAACCGTCTCATTCGGGCAATCCTGCGGTTTTATCACATGGACGCAGAGAAGATAGAGCAGACTTGGACCCGTACATCTGTCACAAACGATTCGGAGCTTGCGGACATTGCCCAAAAGAGCGTGGGCGTTGTTTCCAAGAGGACCATTGTTAAGAATCATCCATGGGTGGAGGACCCCGACGATGAAATGGATCGTATAGAAGAAGAGGAAAGGCATGAATCCCAAAATGCGGAGACATATGGAGATGCGTTTCTGAAAGTTGGTGATCAGACCGATGTCGAAGAATAACAAGGAATATTGGAAAAAACGCTTTGAAGACTTAGAGCGATTTAATCACCAACGTGGGAGATCGTTCTATCATAAAATTGAAAAACAATATCAGATTGCAATGGATGCAATTGAAAAGGATCTCTCAAAATGGTATTTGCGATTTTCAAAAAATAATGAAATTTCATATGTGGATGCCCGAAAGCTATTAAATTCAAAGGAATTGAAGGAATTTCGCTGGAATGTTGACCAGTACATGGAGAAAGCAAAGAACAATATAGATGGTCGATGGACAAAACAGCTGGAAAATGCATCTGCAAAGGTCCACATCACACGGCTGGATGCGCTAAATATGCAGATGCAGCAGCATTGTGAGCAACTATTCGGCAACTATCATGATCAGACCAGCGAATACCTGAACAGACTTTATACAGAAAACTTTTACCATACGGCTTTTGAAGTGGCGAAAGGCACAGGTGTAGGTACTAACTTTGCACGATTGGACAAGAAAATGGTAGATCTGGTCATCCATAAGCCATGGGCCAGTGATGGAAAAGAGTTCAGCGGTCGTATTTGGGAGAACCGGTCAAAGCTGGTGAATACGCTACATTCAGAACTTACAACAGCGATTATTAAGGGCGATGCACCGCAGAAAACAATCAAAGCCGTTGCGAAAAAAATGGATGTCAGCAGGAGCCAAGCTGAAAATTTGGTTCTTACAGAGACGGCGGCTCTTTCTTCCAAGGCCACGCAGGATAGTTATCAAGAACTTGGCCTAAATAGATACGAGATTCTGGCAACGCTGGATTCAAGAACGTCAGAAATTTGCCGGAATATGGACCGGAAAAAATTTGATATGAAAGATTACCAAGTGGGAGTAACAGCGCCACCGTTCCACCCAAGATGCAGGACCACAACAATTCCTGACATCGATGGAGACATAACGGGGGAACGGGCGGCAAGAGGGAAGGATGGGAAAACCTACTACGTCCCGGCGGATATGACCTATCAGCAGTGGGAAAAGAAATATGTCGGGAAAGAACAAAAGAAAAATGTTCCAAATATACAAATAAAAGATGTGAATAATGCTGAATCATTTAAGAAGTATTCAGACAAGGAAATAAGAGATATCTCAAAGAAAATGGATAAACTGGCAGAGAAGCATATAAACAATAAAAGTAAATGGAGTGGCAATATCGTCATTAATCCACCGGACAGCGTATATGGGAAACTGTGGAACTGTGATATATCAACCCCGAGTGAAACTTGTCCTCATATATTGCTTCATGAACAGATCCACGCACATTCTATCAGTTATTATACACCGAAAGATTATATAGATAATTATAAAATAGAAGAATCTTCCGTGCAGCTTCTTACGCAGGAGATTAGTGACAGGGAAAATATTGAAATCATTGAATCACAATATGATGAGCTGGTTATGTACCTGCGGGAGATCAATCAAATTGCAAAGATCAGTGGAAATGACTATGAGTTTGCAGTGGAATTGATCGAAACACCGGTACCTGAGCGATTATCATGGTTAGAGCAGAAGATCTTTGATATAATGATGAAAGGAGGAACGGTTGATGAATATCGGCGGTTGACAGAATTAATTGAAGACTTGCGGAACTAAGGAGGACTTATGAACGCAGAAGACATTGTAAGAAGAATAAAAAACAAAGACAATACAGACGAAGAATGGTTAAAAATCCATGCAGACATTTTGACTTTTCTTGAAGGAGATCCAAGCGAAGAAGACAAAAAGATTTTCGTACCTTTTGGATATTTGGAAATGGTCAGCATGATCTGTGACGGAATCAAAAGAAAGGAAAAGTGATCCAACATCTTGGAACTATCCGTTAAATAGTGTAAGCATCCTTAACAGGGTGCTATTTTTCTACTCTTTTTTACTGGTTGCAGAGAATAAAGAACAACGACAAATCCCACACCGGGAGAGCCGGAATAAACAATCTATGGAGGTATTTAGGAAATGGAATGGTTAAAAAAGATTTTAGAACAGGCAAAAGTGAATGAAGAAGGGAAAATTGATATTGATGCGGTCATGAAGCTGGTCAATGCAGAGTTTCCAAAACATGCAGTGCCTAAGGAAGACTACAACAGTAAGGCTACGGAACTCAAAACAGCTAACGAGACGATCAGAGATCTCAAAAAGCAGAACGAGGGTAATGAGGATCTCCAAAGCAAGATAAAGGAATACGAGACAGAGGTCGGAAACCTGAAAAAAGAAAATGAATCTATTAAAAAGACAACAGCTTTAGAACGTGCGCTTGAAGATGCAGGATGCCTTGATCCCGGGTATGTAATCTACAAACATGGGGGCCTGGATAAATTCAATTTTGATGAATCCGGGAAACCGATTGGCGTTGAAGAAGTAACAAAGTCATACCGGGAAACGATGGCACACGTATTTAAGCCAACAGAGCCGGGAGGCGGATATCATCCAGCTGGCGGCGGAGATCCTAAAGGGGATAATCCTTGGGCAAAAGAGACATTCAATCTCACAAAGCAGGGAGAAATCTACAAAAACAACCCGGCGCAGGCCAAGGAGTTAATGGCTGCGGCAGGGATCAAACAGTAAAGAAAGGAAGTAAACATTTATGGCAGGAACAACATTAACAGACGTAATTGTACCGGAGTTATTTAATCCGTATGTGATCAACAAAACCATGGAAAAGTCCGCGTTAGTACAGAGCGGAATCGTAGTAAACGACGAAGAGTTCGACAACTTGGCAAGCCAGGCGGCACCGACTGTCAACATGCCGTTCTTCGAGGACCTCACAGGAGAATCTAAACAAATCGTTGAGGGAGAAGACGGACAGGAAGACAAGATTAAATCAAACAAGGACGTTGCAGCTATCATCAGACGATACAATATCTGGGCTGCAACAGATTTATCTGCGGCATTGGCTGGGAAAGACCCGATGGAGGCTATTGCTTCTCTAGTTGCCGGATTCTGGGCAAGAGATATGCAGAAAGAGCTTGTGGCTTTATTAAATGGTATTTTTGGAACAATACCAGCGCAGGGAGACAGCGGAACAGCAGAAACACGACTGGCATCGAATATCCTGGATATTTCAGGTTCTTCCGGAAATGCAGGAAAGTGGTCAGGTGCCGCATTTATCGACGCAGAGCAGAAGCTTGGGGACAATAAGACAGCATTGACCGCGGTATGTATGCACAGCGCCACAGAAGCGGAACTAAAGAAACAGAACTTAATCGAGACGGTACAGCCGTCAAATGATGTAGCATTTGGGCTTTACCAGGGCAAGCGTGTTATTGTTGATGATGGATGCCCCGTTAAAGGCTCTGGTGCGTCTCAGGTGTTCTCTACTTATCTGTTTGGGACTGGGGCAGTTGCTCTTGGTAATGGTTCTCCGGCTGGATTTGTTCCGACAGAAACAGACCGTGCTAAGCGAAAAGGTTCTGGTGTAGATTATTTGATCAATCGTAAGACTATGATCCTGCATCCGCGTGGTGTTGCATGGACAAATGCAAACGTAGCAAAGATGGAAGGGCCATCCAGAGCGGAAATGAGCGATCCAGCAAACTGGAACCCAGTTTATGAACCAAAACAGATCCGGGTTGTCGAGTTTAAACACAAGTTATAGGAGCACGCCTATGGAGGTAGAAAAACTAAAAATATTGCTCGGGATCTCCGGGAATGAGAAAGATAAAATCCTTGAATTTATCTTGGAGGAAACGAAAGAGACAATATTAAATTACTGCAATATTGATGCGCTGCCAGAAGGGCTTACAAATACGGCCTACCGCATGGCAATGGATTTATACCGTTATGATCGCCCGGGCGGTACAGCTCCGGTGGCGGTTACCTCCATATCTGAAGGAGATACTTCCACGAGCTTCGATAATGCAACGAATTACTTACAAGATGGGATTTTAAAGAATTATAAGCGGCAGCTGAACCGATACCGTAAACTGAGGTGGTAAGATGATTGCAGAAGCGATTAAACAGGCGCAGAAGATGCACAGGACCGTCATAGAACAGACTTATGACGGAACCTGTACAATTTATAGCTTACAGGATGTGAAAGACCCGGAAACGAAGATTACAGAGCATAAGGAAGTGACCTTGCTAGGAGATGTACCGTGTCACCTGTCTTTTTCAGGGGCCGTGACGGCAGAAGGCACCGGAACGTCTACGGATGTAAAGCAGGAGATTAAATTGTTACTTGCCCCGGAGGTCCTGGTGCCGCCTGGAAGCCGGATCGAGGTGACGCAGCATGGAATGACAGTGAGTTATTCAAGGAGCGGTAAACCAGCGGTCTATTCTTCACATCAGGAGATTTTGTTGGAACTGTGGAAGGAGTATGCATAATGGCCGTAGATGTGGATGTAAGCCAGTTGGAAGAGCTGGCAAAGAGGATCGACCGGTTCACAAAGCAGGATGTGGACCGGATCTGTATAGAATGTGCCGAGGAAATCGCCATGCGACTGCTCCGAAAGGTAAAACTTCGGACACCGGTGGATTCCGGGCGGCTCCGGGACTCGTGGAGGATCGAGGGAGTTCAGAAGATCGGTGGAGAGTATGTTGCGGAAATTATAAATTCTATGGAGTATGCCTCCTATGTGGAAAACGGGCATCGGCAGGAACCAGGGCGTTTTGTTCCGGCAATCGGGAAACGTCTGGTAAAGTCTTATGTGCCGGGCAAGTATATGTTGCGGATCAGTGAGCAAGAAGTACAGAAAGAAGCAGATAAGATTGTGCAGCGGAGAATAGAAAGAGAGATAGGTGATCTATTTGGTTGACAAAATTATATCCGGTATAGCAAATGTACTGGATCAAAATTATCCTGATGTAGATATCTATGCACAGGAAGTAAAGCAGAACATGAAAGAGCCGTGCTTCTTTATCCAGTCCATGGAAGTCGGGACTAGAAAGCGGTTGGCAAACCGGTATGACCAGACCAGGCCGTTTGAAATCGTATATTTTCCAAAAAAAAAGGAATACACAAGAGAAATCTATAAGGTTCTCGGTGAACTTCCTTTTTTGTTGGAATTTATTCAACTTCCAGATGGCCCGGTTATTGGCAGCAAGATGGAATCAAAGATCGAAGACGATCTGGGACATTTCCTTGTCAACTATGATTTTCCGGTGCGGCAGCAGGTGGACGAAGGGCCGAACATGGAAGAAGTAGAGATTATGGGAGGTATAAAGAGTGGCCAAAAAACAGGAGAGTAAAAGAGAAGTAAAAGACGGCATCCGGTACGGGAAACTGCAACTTTGTAACAGTACAAAGTTCCTGAAACACAGAGACTTGTTACAAGCAGTTCTGGATCCGGACCAGACATATACAGCGGCAGAGGTCGAAAAGATCATTGCCGGATTTAAGAAAGGAAAGGTGAACTGATGTTAGGTGGTGGAAATTTTAAAACCATGAACAATGTATTGCCCGGAAGTTACTACAATGTAGTCTCTGCAAAGAATGTGAGTGCAGGATTGAGCCATAGGGGAATTGTAGCACTGCCAATCACGCTAGATTGGGGGCAGGAAAATAAGGTGTTTAAAGTTTCGGCTGAGAGCTTCGATGATGAAGCTATGCAGTTGCTTGGATATAAAAGTGATAGTCCGAAGCTGGCAGCGTTCCGGGAGATTTTTAGAAACTCACGGCTAATCTACTGCTATCGACCGGTGAAAAACGGGGTAAAAGCGGCGAATGACCTTGCAGAAGCTCTCTATCCGGGTGGAAGAGGAAATGATATTAAGATTTCTGTGAGTGCAAATGTGGATGATCCAAAAAAGTTCGATGTTGTGACCATAATGGACGGAACGACCATGGATACACAGACCGTTGCAAAGGCGGATGAACTAAAGGAAAATGCCTATGTTTCATTCAAGAAGATAGAGACATTAGAGGCTGTAGCGGCAAAGGCTCTGACAGGAGGAACGAACGGTGATGCGATCACAGGAGAAGAGGAACAGGATTTTTTAAATGCGATTGAATCCTATTCATTTAATGCGCTGTGTTGCACGTCTACTGATCCCACAGTTCAGAAATTGTACTTGGCTTTTACAAAGCGCATGCGAAACGAGGTCGGCCTAAAGTTCCAGACCGTAATCCACAAGATGGAAAATGCCGATTTTGAAGGTGTTGTTTCTACGTGGAATGATGTAGAGACAGTGGACGGAAAAGCTGTTTCTATTACAAATGACGGAGACGGAAATCCGACGCAGCAGATCACAGATCTTGGTAGCAATGCAATCGTGTATTATACGGCCGGAGCGATTGGAGGGTGTGATATTAATTCATCTAACACAAACAGGACATATGACGGAGAACTCCAAGTGATTACAAAGGAGACACAGAAAGAACTTGAACAGGCGATCAAAGCCGGAAAGTTCATGTTCCATAATGTGGATGATGAGGTCCGAGTATTGACTGACATTAATACATTTGTATCGTTCAAGGAAGACAAGAATGAGGACTTCCAGAGCAACCAGACTATCAGGGTTCTGGATCAGGATGCCATTGAAACGGCGTTGCTGTTCAACAACAAATATCTTGGAAAAGTCCTAAATGATCAGTCGGGGCGTATAAGCTTTTGGAATGATTTGGTGTCTCTCGCAAATGAGTTCGCAACGCTTGGAGCGATCGAGGACTTTGACAGTGCAAACATCACGGTCGAGAGAGGCGCAGGAAAAAAGACGGTGATCGCCACAAAACTGCTTAAGCCCGTGAACTGCATGGAACAGTTATACACGACTGTTACAGTACAGTAGGAAGGAGGTACGACTACTATGAATAACATTACGATGCAGGCGAAAGATTCCATCAGTGCCAAGTTGGCAAAATGTTATATTACGATCGGCAGCAACCGGTACAATGCTTTCAATATGATCAACATGGAGGCAAAATTTGAAAAGAATAAAACGGAAGTCCCGATTTTAGGACAGACCGGAGTTGGAAATAAGTCTACTGGATGGAAAGGGACCGGTTCTGCCACGATGCATTATAATACGAGTATCTATCGGCGTATGATGCTGGACTTTAAGAATACAGGTCAGGACGTTTATTTTGATATTCAGGTAGAGAATGAGGACCCTACGAGTGACGCAAAAAGACAGACTGTGATTCTTAAAGGGTGCAATATAGACGGCGGAATTTTGGCAAAATTTGATGCATCCAGCGATGATCCGCTTGACGAAGATGTAGACTTCACATTTGAAGATTTTGAAATGCCAGAAGAATTTAACTTATTGAACGGAATGTTATAGGAGGAATATATGAGTAATTTAGAAGCTTTTATGGCACAGAATGCCATTAAGGTAGAAAATAAAAAGATCGTAGTAAGCGAAAGATTTAAAAACAAGAATGGAGAACCCATGAAATGGGAAATCCATTCGATCACAAAACATGATGACGATATACTCCGTAAAGAATGCACAAAAAGAATCCCGGTAAAAGGTCGAAAAGGTATGTATACGCCAGAACTAGATACAAATACATATCTTGCGAGACTGGCAATAGCATGTACATCATTCCCAGACTTGAACGATAAGGAATTGCAAGATTCCTATGGAGTAATGGGAGCGGAAGACCTTTTAAATAAAATGCTTCTTCCTGGAGAATTTACGGACTATTTGGATGCAGTCCAGGAGATCAATGGATTTGATTTCTCTATGGACGATCTTGTAGAAGAAGCAAAAAACTAATAAGTGGAGGCGATAGTGACGCAAACTATGCTTACTATTGCCTCCATAAATTTCGCATGTTGCCGTCTCAATTTCTGTCTTTAGACCGCTATGAAAAGGGATTCATTATAGCGGCAATAGATATTAAGGTTGCAGAAGAAGAAAAAGCTGCGAAAAAGGCAAGGAAAAAGTAATGCATGGAGAGGATTGAACAAGTGGGAACAATACAATCTTATATTCGCCTACATAGCGGTATAGCCCAAGCACTCCAAAGGGATGTTTCGGCTATAAACAGGACGATCAGTCAATTTCGAAATATGAGAATGGCATCAGAAGGAATGGTAAATACATCCTCAATAGATTCAGGGGCGACGGCAATAGAAAGGGCTGCCCAGTCCGCGAACCGTACCGAACAGGAAATGAATCAAGCTTCCAGCGCAACGCAAAGGATGCAACAAGAACTTCGTGGAGTTGGACAGCACACTCAAAACAATACAAACTATCAGAACAATTACAACAAATCTGTAAATGACGGTTCCAGTGCCGTTTCTTTTTTGCTTGGAAAAGCAAAAACAATGGCTACAACGCTTGGGGCGGCATTTGGAGCAAAACAGGTGATCGGATTGTCCGATACCATGGCATCCAGCCGCGCCAGGCTTGATCTGATGAATGATGGATTGCAAACGACAGAACAGTTACAAAACATGATCTACCAATCAGCACAACGTTCGAGAGGTAGTTATCAAGATACGGCAGATATTGTATCAAAACTTGGAACATTAGCAAAGGGAGCATTTAAAAGCAATGAAGAGGCCGTTTTGTTTGCGGAACAGATGAATAAACAGTTTGTCATAGGAGGTGCTTCTGCACAAGAACAAAGTGCGGCAATGTACCAACTTACCCAGGCTATGGCTTCAGGAAGGCTGCAAGGCGATGAGTTTCGTTCTATTATGGAAAATGCCCCAATGTTAGCGCAATCAATCGCACAATATCTTGGAAAATCCACGGCAGAATTGCGGGAGATGAGCAGTGAAGGCCTATTAACATCGGATGTGATTAAGAATGCGTTGTTTGCATCCGCGGATGAAACGAACAGGAAATTTGAGCAGATGCCGAAAACATTTAGCCAGGTTATGGCGAGTGTAAAAAATCAGGCCCTTATGGCATTTCAGCCGGTATTAAATCAAATAAATAAGATAGCAAACAGCAAAAAGTTTGATAGTTTTGTAAATGGAGCGGTTGGAGCAATAAACACAATTGGTTCCGTTGCCGCTGTAGCGTTGGGGGCAATTGTAACAATCGGAGCATTTATGAGTGATAACTGGTCTATTATAGGTCCTATTGTGTATGGAATTGCAGGGGCACTGATGCTTTATTATGGAAGACTATTCCTGATTAATAATGCAGAAAAGATACACGCCGGTATTATGGCTATCAAAAACGGGGCCATGATAGCTGCGGTTCCGATCTATTCCCTTCTCACTAGGCAGACAATGGCACAGACCGCAGCACAGTGGGGTTTGAATACTGCCTTATTAGCCTGTCCGATCACATGGATCATTATAGCAATCGTCGCACTGATTGCTATTTTTTATGCCGCAGTAGCAGCGGTGAATAAATTTGCCGGGACGTCCTATTCTGCCACGGGTATCTTAGTTGGTGTGTTTGCTACTGCCGGGGCTTTTATTGGAAATACAGTGATAGGGGTCGTAAACGCTGTGATCACATGGTTTGTGACGCTGTGGAACTTTATAGCAGCTTTTGCGAACTTTTTTGCGAATGTCTTTAATGATCCTGTGGCGGCAATCGAACATTTATTTTTAAATTTGTTCAACTGCATCCTAGACATTGTATCTGGGGCCGCTGGTCTGATCGACAAGATTACGGGACAGGATTTGTCTGGTTCTATAGATGGATTCCAGAACAAGGTAAATAAATGGGCACAGAACAAGATTCCAGAGCAAAAAGAGTATGTAAAACGTGTAGATCCAAGTAAGTATACGATCAACAAAAGGTTTGATTATAGTGATGCCTATAAGGCTGGACGTGATTGGGGCAAAAACTTAGGGAAATCCAAGAAGGTAAAAACACCAAAAGTTAAAAGTCCTAAGATACCAGATTATGGGAAGATGGCAGGTGTAAAAGACCCAGCCAGCGCGGCAACAGCAGCAAACACTGGGAAAACAGCGGCAAACACAGCCAAGACAGCAAACAGTGTATCTGCAACTCAGGAGGATCTTTCCTACTTGCGGGATATTGCAGAGCAGGAGGCGATCAATCAGATCACTTCCCCGATCATAAATATCGACATGACAAACAATAACACAGTAAACAGCAGCTTAGATCTTGACGGTATTTCTTCTATGCTTAGAAGTAAGGTAGAAGAAGAAATGTATGCCAGTGCAGAGGGGGTATATTAATGTATCAGGTATGGATGGGGAGTTATTTACTCCCCGTTACCCCGTCAAAAGTAAATATGACGATCAATAACAAAAATGAGACCGTGGATCTGATCACCGGTGGAGAAGTAAACATCCTGAAAGACCCGGGGTTGACCACGATTGATTATGAATGCCAGTTTCCGAATCTTACGAAATATCCGTTTGCACGGTATGTAAACGGGCAGTTCCAAAATGCGAAATATTTTCTTGACGCATTTGAAAGGATGAAACTGGATCGCAAGCCATTTACATTCAAAATCTTGAGGTCTACGCCGCAGAATAAAACGATTTTTGACACGTCCATGCGTGTCACTTTGGAAGAGTATAAAATAAGCGACGATGCAGACGAAGGCTTTGATATGAAAGTGTCTGTAAACCTAAAACAATGGAAGGACTATGGCACGAAAAAGCTGATCGTTAAAAAGCCGAAAAAGAAGAGTTCTAAAAAGAAAGCGAAAACAAAAAAGAAGAAATCTTCTAAGAAAAAGAAAACAGCTTCTAAAACATACACCGTAAAAAAAGGTGACTGTCTCTGGAAGATTTCAAAAAAGAATCTTGGAAAGGCCAGCCGCTGGAAGGAGATTTACAAGCTTAACAAATCTTTGATTGAGAAAACAGCAAAGAAACACGAAAAAAAGAGCAGCAGCAACGGGCACTGGATATATCCAGGAACAAAGTTAAAGCTGCCTAAAAAGTAGGTGAGACGATGGCAAAGGATATTGTAGATATTGCGATTTCCCAGCTTGGTTATAAAGAAGGAGCTGGGAACAATACGAAATATGGGAAGTATACCGGAGCAAATATGGCTCCTTGGTGCCACTCTTTTGTGTCCTGGTGTGCTTACAAAGCCGGAGAGAGTAAAGGGGGGGCCGAAAACACCCCGCCCACTATGTTTCTCAATCGGGAGGGAGGGGGGCGTTCCAAAACCCCGCCAGTACTGATACCGGAATGGCATGGTTTAAGAAAAAAGGACGCTTTAAGAAGAAGGGCAGCTATAAGCCAAAAAGAGGTGATATCGTTTATTTCAAGACAGGACGCAGCCATGTGGGGATCGTAGAAAAAACAAAAGGGAATACCCTACATACGGTAGAGGGAAACACAAGCAATAAAGTTGCCCGCCGGACCTATTCTCTTAGTAATAGTACCATTACCGGATATGGTGTGCCAAACTATAAACATAGTGGAACAGTCACTTACTCCTCCTATACAACAAAAACATTAAATGGTAAGAAGGTAAAAGCAAAGTTTACTGGTTATTATCCTGCAAATAATTCTATGGAAGGCGGCTTTTATGCCGCCAATGGTGAGAAGCTGAACTACAAGAAAAAGACTTGTGCGGCACCAAAATCTATTCCGTTCAATACACAAATTCAGGTGTTGAAAACAGGAACAAAGCAGGATGAAAAAACATTTCGTGTCAATGACCGCGGTGGGGCAATTAAGGTCGTGAATGGTGTTTATCATTTTGATCTCTTGTTTAAAAATAAGACCGAGGCGAATAACTTCGGTGTCCGTACCGGATATGCGATCATCGGCAACGGAACGGGGTATAAGCTTTCCAGCAAGACCAGCAAAAAATACAAGGCCAACAATACGACCAGCGCGGCAGAAAAGAAGTATCTAAAAAGGCTTGCAAAGAGCGGTAGCACCAGCGGAACCGCACCTGCTATTTCCGGGAAGGTTGTCGCAAACTATAACCATGCGAACGTGGACCTTCAAGTCTTAGTTTCACAGAGAAAAAGCACATATGGCACTGTTTATCAACCGGCGGTAGAGGAATTAAGTCTGACCTTGGAGCGTTCAGGTACGCCAGGGAAATGCACATTCAAAGTTTACAAAGACAATATATTGAGGATACAAAAAGGAAATATGGTCCGGGTGATTGTGGACAATTATAAATTGTTCTATGGGTTTGTCTTCACCACGAAGGAAACAGACCCGGAACACCTAGAAATCACTGCATATGACCAGCTTCGATACTTTAAATATAAATCTTCATACACCTTTAAAAAGGCCAAGGCATCCACGATCCTCCGAACGATCTGCAAAGATCACCTATTTCACTACGGAACCATAGCCGATACAAAATATAAACTTCCAAAAATAATACAGCAGGATAAAACCTTGTTGGACACTATGGGAGATGTCCTGGCAGAAACTACAATGGCGACCGGTAAAATTTTTGTGCTATACGATCAATATGGAAAAATTACGCTGCAAGATGCCTCAAAACTCCGCCTGGATTGCGTAGTGGATAAAGAAACGGCGCAGGGGTATAGTTACGAATCGTCCATAGACGGAAATACATATAACTATATCGTGTTGAAGCTGGAAGACCAGAAGGGAAGTTTTGTTTCTATGGATTCCGGCGCAATCGAAAAATGGGGAATGTTGAAATATGTGGACACTCTAAAGGACCCTTCTATTGGAAAAATAAAAGCAGATGCTTTGAGAAATGCTTATAGTCGGTTGGAACGTAAATTTACCGTCAACGATGTATTCGGAGATCCACGGGTAAAGGCCGGATTTTCGGTGCCGGTGATCATGAGTTTACACGATAAAACACTAAAACATTATATGATGGTCGAAAAGGTGACGCATAAGTTTAAAAACAGGGAGCACACCATGGACCTGACATTGAGAGGAGCTGGTATTAGTGGCTGAGTGGGTAGCATTACTTAAGAAGATAGCAAAACAGGAGAGAGAGTCCAGCAAGCCTGCGGCAATCGTAGAGGGAAAAGTTACGTCAGGAGATCCGTTGAAAATCCGCTTAAACAAAAGGGTAACGATTGATAAAGACTTTTTATACATGACTGATGCTGCAAAAGAATTGAAAAAGGGAGATACGGCAATCCTGCTCAGTAACCAAGGAGGGCAGGATTTTGTTGTGCTTGGAAGGAAGGTGAAGTGATGTTACCAGACACCACAGGAGATCCGTTGGCAGATGAAGATATTATAGACGGAATAGACGACGATCCGAGTTTTGAGCTGCAATCATATCCAAATAAAACATATCGACTAGGCAACGGGACCATTGGCGGGTATGTCGATGGAACAGAAGCAATCCGGCAGGCGATCCACTGCATCCTTAATACAGAGGCAGATAGATACCTAATATATGAAGAAGATTACGGAATAGAATTGGAGGATCTATACGGGATGCCGCAAGAGTTTGTAATCTCTGAGCTGCAAATGCGGTTTGAGGATGCCTTATTGCAGGATGAACGGATACAGAGCCTAAACGACTTTACAGTCGAGAGAAAAGGAAAGAAAGTGGTTGTATGCAGCTTTATAGCCGATACGACAGAGGGAGACATTGAAATAGAAGAGGAGGTGGATCTGGATGCTGGAGACGCTTGACGATCTGGATATGGTCGACGTTGATGATATTGTAGAAGAAATGATGGAGAGTGTAGAGGAGAATCACCCGGACATAGACACACGGGAAGGAAGTATTATCTATGATTCTACCGCGGTGGTTGCGCAGGAACTATACAGTGCGATACAGGCGATAAGGCTGGTTTATAACGAAACATATGTAGACACAGCAACGCTGGAGGGACTTATCATGCGTTGTGAGGAGCGTGGGGTGGAGATCAAAGAGCCGACCTGCGCATTATTGCAGGCACAGTTTGACCTTCCGATGAACATTGGTGATGTATTCACGATTGTGGATAGTCAAATGAATTATGAGATCGAAGAATTAATAGAGGAGCCTACCGAGGAAAATGGTATGCTCTATTTTTATTCCATGCGGTGCCAGGAGGACGGGGAAGAAGGAAACTTATACTTGGGTCACTTGATCCCGGTCAGCGATGTTAAAAACTCTGATATGCTGACTGTCGCAGAAGCAACCGAACTGATCATATCTGCAACAAACGGGGATGATGAGGACGCTATCAGGGAGAAATATTATCAGAGCTGTGAGACTGGCAGATTCGGCGGCAATATTGCTGATTACAAAAGTAAAGTGCTGAACATGGAGGGTGTTGGAGGTGTAAAAGTATACCCGGCCTGGAATGGCGGCGGTACTGTAAAGTGTGTGATTATATCGCCCATCGCTGACAAACCTTCTGAGGATGTGGTATATGCCGTTCAAGAGGCACTTGATCCAGTTACGGGCCAAGGGCAGGGCCTTGGTTGGGCACCAATCGGACATATCGTAACGGTGGAGGCCGTTACAGAACAGCCAGTGAATATAGAAACCTCTATCGAATATAAAACCGGATGGGCATTTGAAGCGGCAAAGTCGCAGATCGAGGCAGCGGTTGATACATATTTAAAAGAGGTAAATCAGGAATGGCAGGATACCGATAATTTAAAGGTTCGGATTGCACAGATAGAATCGGCATTGCTGGACCTGGAACCGATAGTGGATATCAGAAATACAAAATTAAATGGAATAGAAGAAAATCTTGACCTCAATCCAGATACCATTGCAGTCAGGGGTGATGTGATTGGATAGTCTTAAAAATGCAGGAAAGACGATCGTTCACCTTCCAAAATTCTTGCAGGAATACCGAGAGATAAAAGTACTTTGTGAACAGTATGACCGGTGGATCGACCGGATATGGAAATTAGTCGATGAACTGTATTGTAACCAGTTTATTCCAACGGCTACGGAGGCCGGCATATCTAGATATGAAAAAATTTTTGGGATTGCAAAAAAAGATACAGATACGCTGGAAGATCGCCGCTTTAACCTTATGATGGCAGTTACGCAGCAACTTCCATATACCTATGCGAATCTGATAATTAAACTGAATACTTTGCTCGGTCAAGATGCCTATTCTATTGACCTGATCAATAAGGAATATAGAATTGAGATTCGTGTGGCCTTGAGAGTGAAAGACAGAGAAGAAAGTGTTCTAAAACTACTTAGGCGAGAACTCCCGGCGAATATGGTGATAAATCTTGACTTAGATTACAACGATCACAAAGAATTAGAAACATTTACATATGACCAGTTGGCCCAGTGGAGCCATGACCATATCAGAAATGAGGTGTTAAAATGAGAAATACGACAAACTACAACTTAAAACTTCCTGACGGGCCGGACAAATATAATGTCCAGGATTTTAACAGCAATGCAGAAAAGATAGATGCTGAATTAAAAAGCCATTCGGATGCTATAGCCGATCGGTACAGCAAAACAGAGGTAGACAATAAATTTTCCATGCACGAGATGAACGTAGACTGGAAAGAGAGCGTTGACACGTTCGACGATATTGCTATAACATACCCAAATCCGGAAAGCGGATGGACCGTAAATGCGAAAGATACGAATTACACATACCGGTATGACGGTACGTCGTGGGTAGCTATTTCTGCAAATGCGATTCCAAAGGCCACAAAAGAACTTGACGGCATTATGGGAAAAGAGATGGTAACAGAACTTGAAAGAGTTGGGCAGAAGATAGACGATGTAAAAAAAGAGGAACATTATACAGTCAAGGAGTTTTATACATTTCCGGAAAACATTAATGAAATCACATATGGGAATGGTAAATATGTTGCTGTTTGTGAAAATAACATCTACACATCGACAGATAAAATAAAATGGGACATAACTTTTAATACCGGAGCTAAGTCTGTTGCATATGGTAATGGATTTATAGCGGTTGGACAAAATGGACTAATCTTGACATCTCAGAACGGAATAGATTGGATAGATAGAACAGATGATGCAATGGCTAATCTATCTAAAGTAATTTATGCGGGTGGAAAATTTATAATTGTTGGAGAAGGCGGAATTATTGCGACTTCAGATGGAAGTGCAGTTACTAAACAGACAAGTCCAACTGACACAGACTTAAAAGCAGTTACTTACGGGAATGGAAAATACATTGCTGTAGGGAATCTGAGAGGTTATGCATCCGTGGTAACATCAGAGGACGGTGTGACATGGACGAAAATAACTTTAAACGCACTTTTAAACCGCAAAGCTATTTTTGACATTGCATATGGAAATGGAAATTATATAATTTTAGACTCCACGACACTTTATGTTACCGGGGATTTCACTAATGTTATAGCAAAAAGATTGGATGATGTGCCAACAGCAAATGGTGTAATTTCTTATATAAAGGATCGCTTTATCTTATCGTGCAGGTATAAAGACTATGACTCAAAGGACGGGATCGAATGGATCGAGATAACAAAAGAACTGGATTGCAAATTGTCTAATATTGATTATATAAATTCTGAGATCATAGGAATATCAACATTGAAAAAGGTCATAAAGCTCGACACTTATTCAATGGAAGAATTAAAAAACAATGTTAGTGAACTAAATTCGGCTTTATATCCTGTTGGTATTGTACTTGCCTTTGTAAATGGCTTCGATCCAAATAAATCATTACTGGGAGAATGGGAGCCAATTGCAAAAGGTCAAACATTGGTAGGTGTCAATGAATCTGACCCGGATTTTAATTCTGTTGAAAAATCCGGTGGATTAAAGGATGTAACATTGAGTATCAAACAAATTCCTGTTCATAGTCATCAGGAAAGTGATTTAAGCTATGTCTATACAGATGAACATCCTGCAAATAATTCTATTGTTACAACAAATCAAAACGGAAGACAGAATATTAACATGAATATTAAAAGCAAAACTTATACAAAAAATGCAGGAGAAGGAGGAGCTCACTCAAATCTACAGCCCTATATCACGGTTTTTTATTGGGTTAGAAGAAAGTAGCATAGATAAAATAGAATGAAAATGATATACTTAGAAATAATAGGAGGATATCAATGAATATGAAAAAAAAGGTTAAAATAATAGCGTCTATGTTTTTAAGTCTGGTACTGATTACATGTTTCATTCCCAAACATAATTTATATGCAAAGAGTAAACCTACAATCTATATTATGGGTGATTCAATTGCTCATTCCTATGAAGGAAATAGGTATCAAAATGGATGGGGACAAATGCTGTACAGATATTTTAAACATCCATCTAAAAAAAGAACGGTTCACGTAAAAGGTGCTTCTGATTATGTAGATGTTATTAGGTATAATACACCTGAGTTATCTATTGAAAATTGGGCAAAAAATGGAGCAAGTGTTGCAATTTATGATAAATATGGAATGTTTCAGGCGATTCAGAAAAAGTTAAAAAAGGGAGACTATGTTTTTATTCAGCTTGGCCATAATGAAGTATATACTCAATGGTGGACTGGTTCTACGGTTTCTGAGTATAAGACTTATCTAATTGATTATATAAAAAAGATACGAAGCAAAAAGGCAAAACCAGTATTAATCACGCCTCCTCCAGTTAATACATCAGGAAAATATATTCCTTATGTCCCACAATACAGAGCAGCTATGATTTCTATTGGAAAAAAATACAAGGTACCGTTGATAGACTTGGGAAAAAAGTCGGCAGATTACTTTAATTTAATTGGAAAAAAGCAAGCACGGAATATGTATGTAAAAGATAATATGCATTTTACACCTAAAGGGGCTACAACATTAGCAAAAATTTTATCTGTTGAAATAAAGTATAAAAGCCAACTGAATCCTATTTCTGGAAAGGTTTCTTTAAGAACTAATTCATTATATAAAACTATAAATAAAGCGTCGAAGTTAAAATCAAAAAAATATAACAAAAAAACATGGAAGTATATGCAAAAGAAATTAAAAACTTCTAAAAAGTTACTATATAGCATCACCCCAAAGCAAAAATCAATCGATAAATCAAATGCGAGTTTGAAAAAAGCTATTAAGAAATTAAAAAAAAGTAAAAAATACAAATAATAATCATAAAAGAGCGATTGTAGACCAGAATTATCATCTGATAAGCAATTGCTCATTTGTTTTTAAATCAGAATTTAGTTAAGGACCGGAAGGTTCTTTTTTTATTGCGACATCGCAAGGAGGAGAAAAGAATATGGAAATACGAGCAGGACCGGAGACGGTCTTTTTCTTTTGCTAAAAAATATATAAGGAGAGGGCGAACAATGCTACAACAGATACTTGCAATATGCAGTGCAATAAGCATAATCGGCGGGGCCGGGGCGGTGATCTACAAGGTCATTCACCCGACCTTTAAATTTAAGAACCGGGTGGAAAAGTTGGAGGATCACTCAGAGAAAGATTACAAGCGGATCGTGGCGATAGAGGAGATGCAGCGGCAGCAATCAAAGAGCCTGGCTGCATTGCTCAATCATCAGATCACAGGAAATGGCATCGAGAACATGAAGAAAATAAGAGATGAGCTTTTAGAAAGCATCATCGACCAGTAGAAGGAGAGGTATATTTATGAACTTAGAAATTTTATTACAGTATGCAACGTACGGATTTATGGTCATCGGCATCCTAGCGGCAGTGGTGTCTATTATTACGCAGGTAACAAAGGAAATTGCTTTCCTGAACCGGATTCCTACATCTCTGCAGGTGCTTGTACTGTCGCTAATCCTGTGCCCTGTGGTCCTTGTAGCGGCATGTCAGTATTTTAGAATAGTAATTACCTGGTACATGGTATTTGGGGCCTTTATTGCGGCGTTCGTGGTGGCTCTGGTTGCCATGGGTGGCTGGGAAAAGGTAAGAGAGATCTGGAACAGAACAAAATATAAAGAGGGCGAGTGATCGTCCTCTTTTACTTCGGGAAGGAGAAGCAAATGGGATTGAAGTTTAAGAAAAAATTTGCACATAAGAGTAACTACGGAGGGACAAGGAGCACGAAAGATATAGACTATATCGTGGTGCATTATACCGGGAACAGCGGAGATACCGCCCTGAACAACTGCAAATACTTCCAAGGGGCGAACCGGCACGCCTCCGCACACTATTTTGTCGATGGCGGGAAGTACATCTACAAATCTGTAGCAGTAAACCGGATGGCCTGGGCAGTCGGTGGCTGTTATTCTACATCCGGAGCAGCGGGGAAATATTACAAAAAATGCACGAACGCAAACAGTTTATCTGTGGAAATGTGCAACAGTGCCGGGAAGGTGCCGGGGAAGGTCCAGGAGCAGACCATCGAGCTTGTAAAATTTCTCATGAAAAAATACGGTGTTCCGGCATCCCGTGTGATTCGACATTGGGACGTAAACGGGAAAGTTTGTCCAGAACCATGGGCCGGTGCAACAAATTCATGTTGGTCAAATTTTAAAAAGGCGATCGGTGGCCAGTCTGTAAAATACACAACCGTAAAAAAGACCTCCTCTAAAAATGCAATACGGTGGATGCAGGGAAAACTAAATTCACTAGCATCTGGTGCAGACATTGCGGTAGACGGAGAATGGGGACCAGCAACGCAGAAAAAACTGGAAAGATACTGGAAACAGCTTGGATGGAAGAAAGGCAGCTGCGCAGGAAAGAAGACCTGTGCGGCCCTTTTCAAGAATCGAAAAAAATAGCAGAAGTAAAG